CCAATTTACACCCTGCCCGGGTGGTGAAATCGGTAGACACAAGGGATTTAAAATCCCTCGGCTTATGGCTGTGCGGGTTCAAGTCCCGCCCCGGGCACCATATTCAAAAGACTAATTAAAACAAAGCAGTATAAGCAATGTCGTAACCGCCCAAGGGCGGTTTTTTCGTTTCTGGAGTCTGCACCATATTTGGAAATGACTACAAAATGACTACATTGCGTCCACGACACTTTTTGCCCCCCATACTTTCCCATTCGACAGGCAAAAGAAAACCCGCGATGCGGGCTTAGTTTTACCACCAGGAAATTTGCTGACTTCCACGCTGCGGGTGAGGTGGGACAGATTTGATCTGACCAGGTGAAACGATTATCTGTGCCACAGTTTCATGTGATTTGAATGTGCAACTGCAGTTGATGTTCTGGCACTGATGATAACGTTCCTTCGTTTCCTTCGAGATATAACGGCTAGATTTGGTGTGTGCTGCGTTCTGGCAAAGCGGACAATGCATCATATAGGCGCTACCTGAATAATTAGAAGTATCAATTACTATTTTGACTACGAGAGTAGGCATTTGCAAACAAATAACTAGTCATTTGTGAATGAGTCATACTCAACGTCATTAAGTAACACCTCAAAATCGAGTTGTGTGGTGTAGCCGTTGTTGCTCAGGCTATGCGTCACCTTACTTATGAGCCACGGCTGCGCATCGATCACCGATTTAAAACCGCTGACTTTGACCGGTGTTTCGGGATAGAGATCAGCCCGGCCCATTGCCAGCGTAAGCGAGAACTCAGCCACGCCACGCTGTAGCTTCTCCCACTTAGCTTTAGCGGCGCGCATCGCCGTTGCTTTGCTGGAATAGACTGTCGTTAACGAAAACACGTTGTCTTCGCTGCCTGCCAGATAATCGCCTTCTTTCGCCTCCGGGGTTTTAGCCGCCTTTGCTTTAGATTTCTTCACTGCAGGATGTTCTAACGCGCGAAGCTGCCGCACTTTTGTTTTACGCTGCAGCTTCACTTTATTAGGCTTTGGGTCTTTGGTGTGAAGCCAGCTTGCTGATACGCCGGTATAGGCGCCACGGTCAGCGATGCTGAAAGTGTGCCGATCACCATCTTTACGCGTGATGGTCATCTGTGGGATGGATTTGCCGCTAATGGTGACGCCATTACCCGGTCGGATAAACAACAGACGACCGGCTTTTACTGCAGCGACCGCGCCATAGAGCGTGGCAAGGCGCGTCAGGAATTTGGCGTCTGTCTCTTGTGTCTGGTCAATATGCGCCACCGCAATCCCGGCAAAGCCATCGGCCAGCATAGGTTTAAGTTTATTGCGACCGGCAATCTGCGTGACAATATCGCCCAGGGTTGTTTCGTGGTAGGACACTTCACGGCGGGAATTCAGCGAGCCACGAAAATCAGCACTGCGGGCGCGAATCGTCATGGTATCCGGCGCGCCGTGGTGCTCGACCTCATCAACGGTAAAACTTCCTTTACCGATTAGCGCTTGTCCTTTCCAGCCGAGAAACAGCTTTACCACAGCTCCTCGCACCGGCATCGCTAGTTGACCGTCTGCGTCGTCCAGCTCGACGTCGAGTTGGTCAGCCTCAAAGCCGCGGTTATCGGTCAGGGTGAGCGATATCAGGCGATCACGAATGTTCGCTGTGACATCTTTTGAATTGACCGTCAGCATAAAATCAGGTGTTAAGCGCGCGCCCATCTGCACCGGCAGGCCACTGATACCGGTCATCCGATCAACCCTCCCGCCTGTGAAATGAGATTGCCGGTCGCTGACTTAACGCTACCGATGGCTGATGTGATTTGCCCTGGCAGATTTCCCGCACCGCTGATAAGCCCATCAGCCTGCTTTTTCAAATCGCCAAACATTGACGTAAGAGACTCATCCACACGTAAGAGGCTTAGCGTAAACATGATTTTGCTGGCCGTGCCATTAGGGAAAAATTCGCTGTGAGTATTCGAAATGTTCTCGATAACGTACATGCCATAAATCATACCGCTGCCACCAATTAGCGGCCATGCCATACCCTCATCGGCCAACAGCCGAATCGTCATCAAAGAAATGGCGCCGCCAGTAATCTCGGGTCTAAGTTCTCCAGAAAGCGTGATTTTTTCGTCACCCGGCCCGATGAACTGCGCCGCCGGTCGCTGACCAAAACGGCTGTTAGTCGGCCAGCGATAATCGATGTTCTGCTGCAGCTCACCATAAGGCAGCGTCTGTCGCATAAATGGCATCATGCCGTAGATCATCATCATCACTTAATCCTCCCAGCTCATTTTGCTGCGATTCTGCGCTTGTCGGTTACGCTGCTCACGCGCCTGATGCTGCGCTATAAGTGCAAGCGCATCGTCTTTGCTCATGCCTTCATGCATGTTGATTTCATACTGGTAACTGTTCTGACTGCGGTCGGTAAATCCGCCGCCTGCGGACGGTGCCGACACGGGTCGATAGGGCGCACCACCCGTTGACAGGCTGTATTGCAACCCGCCCGTATTTACGCCAGCGCCGCCCGTTGCTATCGGATCAGGTGAGGGGACTTTGTTTTTCAGACCATCAGATTTGGTGTCGATGATGCCGAGTTTTTCCAGCACCCAATCAATACCACCTCGCAACTGATCAAGGGCTTCTCCCGGTATCTTCAAAGCCTCCGCCAGCATGTTGCCGAACTTCTTACCCATCTCACCCGCTGAGGCCAGCTCTGTTTGCGTGGATTTCACCGGCTCCAGCAGCTTGCTAAACCAGCCCCAAAGCTCGTTGACCTTGCCGCCCAGCCATTCAAACGGCGGCTTTAGCGTGCCAAATGACTCGCTGATTGGCCCCATCGCGGCGGTAAATCCCTCAGCAACGCCAGCCATAAATGCGCTGATAGGTTCCCAATATTTACGGATCATCAATGCACCCGCCACGACGGCCGCCACGACAGCGACGACCGGCAGCGTGATTAAACCAAGCGCCGCTGTTATTGCACCGCCAGCGATGCTGAATGCTGTGCCAAGAAATGCCGCGCCTGCGATCAGTGCGTTAATTCCCGCGACGACCGGCCATGCGACTAAACCAATCAATCCCAGCCCCGCGACTAAGGCAGTCGCCGCGCCGGTCAACATAACGATTTTGGTTGTCAGCTCAGGATTAGCTTTCACCCAGTTGCCAGCGGTGACAAGCCATTTGTTGGCGGTGGTAGTCAACTTGCGAAGAGATTTATCCTGCTGTTCAAATACCTCAATGCGTACGTCTTCCCAAGCTGATGATAGGTTGAGCAGATCACCATCGAGGTTATCAACCTGGACATTTGCCACCTGCTTAGCAGCTCCGCCTGCGCTCATCAGGTAGCCGCGCTTTTCATCAAGTTTACCGTTCCCGGCTGCGTCGATAAGGTTGATGGCACCTTTCATCGCTTCTTCACCGAAGATGGTTTTGATGTACTCCGCCTGCTGCGCTGTGCCGAGCCGGTTCTTTTTGAATGAGGCATCAATACTTTTTAGAATGCCAAACACCGGCAGCATATTGCCTTTGCTGTCGCGGGTTTTGATACCCAGCTCTTTGAGCGCTGCGGGAGCTTGCCCAACAGGAGCCTGTAACCTGCTAAATACTGCGCTCCCTCCGGTTCCCGCCATCGAACCTTTGATGCCGTTATCCGCCATCACGCCAAGCATAGCTGTGGTGTCTTCAATGCTGGCACCGGCCGCACGTGCAACCGGCGCGACGTATTTCATTGCCTCGCCCAGCTCAAGCAGGTTGGTGTTGGACTTGGTGAAACCCTTCGTCATTACGTCGGAAACGCGCTGGATCTCCGCCATCGGGATTTTGAAAGCGGTCTGCATGTTGGTGACGATGTCAGCCGCCTCGGCAATATCGACCTTAGACGCCAGTGACAGGTTTACCGTCGACTCGGTTGACGCCAGGATGGCGTCGGCGTCGTAGCCGGAACGTGCCAACGTGCTCTGCGTACCCGCCACATCCGTTGGAGAAAATGCCGTACTGCCGCCAATGTCTCGAGCCTGCTTGCGGATTGCCGCCAGCTTAGGATCGCTTTTACTGGTATCGAGCAGCGCCTGCGTTTCTGACATCTGCTTGTCGAATTCCATACCAGGTGCAATCAGTCTGCCCTCTGCATAGAGTGCTGCACTGCCACCGGCAAAACCTGCCGCGCCGGTATTGCGCACTTTCGCTGAAAGCTCTTGCCCACGGCGGTAGCGTTCGCTGGTACGGTATAAGCGTTCCTGCTGCGCGTTGAGCCGCTGCAGTTCCTGTTTCTGCCGGTTCATCGCGAGCGTAGCTTGTGCCGAAGCGCTCTTAAGGCGCTGCTGTTCACCACTAAGATTGCGCGTGGAAATACCTGCAGATTTTAATGCCTCGCGCTGCTGCTGAACTGACAGGCGCAAAGAATTCGATTTGGTTTGTAGCTCTGCCGCTGCCTGTTTAGCTTTCTCAAGCGCACGCGCCTGCTGTGCCGTTGGGCGCTCGGTGCTTCTGAATGCCACCGCAAGCGCTGCCGCTTCAGCCTTAGCATCTTTGAGTCTCTGTTGGGTGATAGCAAGCTGCGCGCTGGTCTTGCGAAACCCCTCGATTTTACCCGCCTGCGCATCGAGGGCTTTGATGTTGTCCTGTGTCTGGCGGATCTCAGTGGCAAGTCCTTTGGTGGCACGTTCGACGGCTTTGAAGGGGCGCGAGGCTTTATCTACCGCGTTCAGCAGCACCTGTACTCTGAGGTTATTGCTCATCCGGGTTTGCTCCGCTGCGGATAAAAGCTTTATGCCGCCAATCCATCAGCTCGGCCAGCGGCATTTCATACATTTCAGAAGGAGGCCAGTGAAAGATTGTGGCAATGTCGGCAATCAGATCATTGACCGTCAGGCCGCGCGGCCAATCTATTCGTCCGACTTCGTTTGCAAAAAACCAATCACCTTGCCGCCGAGTGAAATCAAGTCAATCGGGTCCAGGGCATTGCACTCAGCTTTCGTTAATGAGGGCAGGGTGATGCGCGGTAAAACGGTCAGCAGCGCGTCAACGTCAGACTGACAAAGATCGGCCAGGCGCACGCCTCGCAGACTTCCAGCCGTTGGTTTAATCAGTTCAACCTGTTTGATTTCGCTGTCGCCACGCTTAAGCGGAGTTTCAAATACCACACTGTTTTCGTTCTGTTCCATCTTGGTTATCTCTTCAATTAAGTCAGCGCCGCACTGGCGCTGGTTTTGGATTTATACCAGGCCGATGTTTTTACGGCGCTGTTCAAGGCGATCAACGCCGTTTACCTTCTCCACCATGTTGATGGTGTCGATTTCGATCAGCTCTTTGCCGTTCCACGTCAGTTTGTAGTAGGTGCACTTCGAGGTGATTTTGGTCTCGGTGTCCTCACCCTGTTTGGCTTCGCCAAAATCAAAACTCTGATGCTTACCGCGTACCTCAACCTCTACCGCCATCTCTTCGCCGGTATCGTCGCGCTGATAAGAACCGGTGAAACGCAGCGGCACGGCAGATGCACCCCACTGCGTGAGCACCAACTCATCCATGCCGCCGATACTCCATTCCACATCGAGTGCGTCATCTTCCAGACCATTGTCGATGTGCGCCGCGCCGCTCATGCCACCTGCACGGTATGGATCGAGCTTGCGCGCCAGCTTCGGCAGCGTGACGGCGGTGACGATGCCCTGATAACTGTTTGCATCGTTGAAAAGGTTCATCGCCTTTAGTTTGCGTGGCAGTGCCATTTATCCGGCTCCTCAGCTGTTAACGGATGCGGCGAAGTTCGCCAGATAGGTGTCGGTGATGCGCTGGCGTAACGTCAGGTCTTCCAGTGGCGGCACCGGCGTGTAGTCGTAATCTATAAAGAGCTTGCCCGCTTTCAGGGTGTCTTTATCGTTGGAGCTTTCGTCGTACCAGGCGGACGCGCCCAGCAGATAACCGGCGTTGACCAGCTCGCGAAATTTCGCATTGATGCCAGCAATAATTTCGCGCACCAGTACCGGCGTCAGTGGCTTATCAACCGCCCACATATGCGCCTCGGCCATTGTGTCGGCCAGCACCTGCGCGGTGCGGGTGTAGTTTTCAAACTGAAACAACGGATCGTCGCTGCAAGTACGGTTGCCCCAGAAGCGGAAACCGTCTTTGCGGATCAGCGTGGTGACGTCTGCCTCGTTGAGCAGGTCGGCATCGGTGCCGGTTTGCTGCAGATCCCAGAATACCGACGCGGAGATGCCGGTCACGCCGTTTACGCCAACGTTCGACAGGGTTTTATGCCAGCCGGTGTCGTTGTCAATTTTGGCGCGCAGGCCCAGCGCGCGGGCGGTGGCGTAAGCAACATCGGATTTATTCGTGGTGGTGTTCCATGCGAGGAAATCGGGCCAGATCACCATCAGCTCACGCTGACTGAAGTTGTCGCGATACAGGCGGGCTTCGGAAATGGTTTTGCACTCCCACGCCGACACATAGGCGAAGGCGCGAAGTTGCTGCGCGATACTGGCTAGCGCGGTGGCAACTTCCAGCGAGTCGAGGCCCGGCACGCCGAGGATGCGCGGCTTTACATCGAGCTGTGTCTGCGCGGCGAGCAGCGCTTTCATGCCGGTGTACTGGCCGTTCTGGTCGGTGCCGCCAATGATATTGGAAATGGTTTCGGCATCGTCTGCGCCTTCCGCCACGCGCACCACGACGGTGACGGGTTTTGACTGATCAGCGATTGCCTGCAGCGCAGCGGCGAGCGTGCCTTTCACGCCAGCCCTGCCAACTGCGCCCTGCACGTTGGTGATCAGTACAGGCGTATTGAGCGGGAACATTGCTGCATCCGCATCCTGCGCGGTGCAGACCATGCCGACGATTGCGGTTGATACGGTGGAGATGGTGCGCGTGACGTCGTTGATTTCGACGACGCGCACACCGTGATGATAATCTGCCATCTGTTGCACTCCTGATTAAAGGTGTGCTCAGGGTGTCAGCTCAGGCGGAGCAGTGCATGCGGTTGCAGTTTAATGATGGATCAGCGGACAAAAGAAAAGCCCCGAAGGGCTTTCGACTTCATGCCGGCTTTTCCGGCCAGTTAATATCCGGCGCGATTGATACATCAACCAGATTTAGCTGGTCGATATACTCCAGCCAGATATTGAGTGTCTGCTTTTCGGTATCCATCAGCGTCCTGCCAATCATCACCTTGGTCTGCAAAAGTGAAATTTTCTGCGACGCTTCATCAGTCAATGACTGACGCTGCTTTTTCGCGTTTTCAATGTCCAGCACCTGCTGCTTTACTTTCGCCTCATCGCTCATAAACCATGTTTTTTTACTGTCGTCCCATTCGCAAAATGTGCCGGGCCGTGGCGTGGAAATAATAAACTTGTCTTTTTTAACGTACACCCGACACGCGCTGTTAATGGCACTGTAAAAATCCTGATACTGCTCCAGACTAATTTCGCGAACATCAGTGGGAATATCATCTATCGCGGCATTTTCCTCAAAGGTATCGTCATAAAAAGCCTGTGTTGTTTCAGAAAATCTCATCATTAATACCCCAGCGCAATATAAGAACCTGTCATGGTGGTGTTAGGGCTTCGGCACTGAAAACCAAAGGATCCGGATGTCCTGCTCTTGCCGAATGCCCAGGCCATTTCCTGTTGACCGGCTCCGCCGACGTCAGACGAACCGCCAGTAATCACCTGAAGAACGTTGTTTGGAAAGGCTACCGGCCACGTGACGGTTGCGGTGGGACTTTCATAAATTCCGTTTGTTCCAGTGCTTCCCGTCACGCTCGAAAAGGTTCCCCATTGGAGGTAAAGCACCTTTTTAGCTCCTGCGATGATCATCGGAATTTTTATGTAACCCGATTCACTGAGAACACCACCGCTTGGACCCGCAAGCGCCTGCTCAGTGAGTCCGAGTATCGAGAGTGCATCCGGGACTTTACCTGCGTCAGCCAGCTCTTTTAGGGCACTGGTAATTTTCAGATATTGTGAATGAGGATTGGCATCATCTACGTGTTGTTTCAACGCGTCACAGCTGAATTGTTTAGCCTGCTCCAGCAACTTGTCAGCGTACTGCTTCACCACAATCACGTTATCATCCA